GCAACTTAGAGAACAACTAGAAATTGATGAGGGCGTAAGATATGAAGTATATAACGATCATCTTGGGTATGCTACTTTTGGCGTCGGCCATCTGGTCCTTGAGTCTGACCCAGAATATGGCTGGGAAGTCGGAGCGTCTGTTGATACCGTCAGAGTCCATGAAGCCTTCGAATCGGATTGCGAAAGCGTCCTGTCAGACTGCTACATCCTTTACGAAGACTTTGGAGATTTGCCAGAAGAAGCTCGACAAGTAATCGCTAATATGATATTTAATATGGGGCGTACTCGTTTAAGCAAGTTCAAGGGTATGAAACGTGGTGTGGATGCAAGGGATTGGAACGCAGCCGCAGATGAGATGGTTGATAGTGCTTGGTATCGACAAGTTACCAAGCGAGCAGATAGATTAGTTGAAAGGATTCGTGCGTTAGCATAATGTTTAATCATGTAACAATTCCGTTGAATCCTATAGAGGCAACAACAATCGATGGTATTCGTCTATACGAAACACCAGAAGGTAACAAGTATCCGTCAATAACAACAGTTCTATCAGTCCGTAACAAGAAGGGATTGATGGAGTGGCGTAAACGGGTTGGTGAGGATGTTGCAAATCACATTGCAAGAACTGCTGCAAATCGCGGCACAAAAGTTCATTATATGTGTGAGGATTATCTTAACAATACGGAGAAAAATTTTCCCGATAAATGGAAGGAACATAAGAAGAATTTCCTACCATACTGTCTCTTCAGCCAATTAAAAGAAAAAGTTTTATCCCATATAGATGACATATATGCTCAAGAAGCAGGACTCTATAGTGATAAATATAAGGTGGCGGGTAGGGTTGATTGTATTGCAAAGTACAATGGTGTACCGTCGATTATCGACTTTAAGACATCAACCAAAGAGCGTAAAGACGAATGGAATGAAAATTATTACATTCAAGGCTCTGCGTATGCAGAGATGTTTGAAGAACGAACAGGTATAGAAATTTCCCAAATAGTAATTTTAGTAGTTACAGAAGATGGGACTGTTCAAGAATTTATTAAGGAAAAATACGGATACCTTAATGCTCTAGTAGAAACTGTTACAGAATGGAACAACCAAAATGAAATATCTAATAGCAACATTGGGGGTGTTTCTGTTAATGGGGTGCCAAACCACTAATAAGGTAACTCCCACAATTGAATCATCGCATCTTCTTGAATCGGCGCAACCAAGTCAAGAAGATAATCCTTTTTTGAATACAATGAAACCTATTGTTTGTGGCTCTGCAAATAAAATTCTTAATAGGATTATGAAAGAGTTTGAAGAAGAACCAATTATAATTTGGAAGGATGATACATATGGTCATAGAATTATGATCTTTATGAATGAAGAAACTGGGTCTGTAACTGCTCTTGAATGGGCAAATGAAAAGACGGTATGTTTTCTATCAACAGGAGTTCAAGCACAATTAAATAAGAAAATTAACAGAAGTTCTTCTAAAGGGTATTGACTTTTTAATCCCCCTGTGGTATAAATAATATACAATTTGATGATACGAATTGAGAACTGAACTGGACAGGGGGGCAGTACCCCTCGCCTCCACCAAAAGGAGATTTGCTTTGCAGGCCAATCACGGCGATTTGCTAACGACAACATTTAGAAGTAGAAAAGAACATATGGAATGGTGCGAAAGCATTATCGCTAAGATTTATTATTCAAATGTTACTATGAGGAATGATAAAATAAAAGAAGCAATAGAAGAAATTTCTTCTACTTTGCACGTATCAGAAAGTGAATGTCGCACTGGATACGGCGAATATCTTCCAAAAGGAGATTAATGTGGATAAGCTTTTAACGGGGGATCAAGATGAAGAACCCCTTAATACAAGAAGTAAGTAAGTGGATGTTTAAAGCATATATTCTTTGGAGTATTTGTGCGGACATAACTTTACTTGCTGGCATACTTTATCTAGTCTTCTTTTGATGGGGGCGAAATAGGATCGACAGGCAGGGACGGATGAGTGGAGAATTGTCGGGTGACTCCGTAATTGGTTAAATTACTAAATGCGAATGATAATTTTGCATCTCAAGATTTCGCTCTAGCAGCTTAATCGGATAGGGTTTCGGTGGGTTTCCTAGTAACAGAATAACCCACCACCTTAATAAAAAAATGAAAAGGGAATTGACAAATAACTATTACTATGGTATAATCTGTTAACAATGTCACTGATGATATTGTCATCATCTTGAAAGGATGAATTACTATATGACTACGATTACTACAAAGGCAGCTAAGGTTGTTGCCGCACTTGAGAGTGGAACTGAACTTACTGCGAAGCAAATTAGCGCACGATATGGCGTTAAGAATGCTCGTGCATTAATTAGTTCCCTTCGTATGCAGGGCTATCCTGTATACCTTAATAAACGGGTCAGCTCGTTTGATGGGGAAATCTACAGCAAGTATCGTTTGGGTACTGCATCACGTTCTGTGATTGCTGCTGGTTATCGTGCTAGCGCGATGAGTGTTTAACTAAATACTTGACTGACGGGTGATGCCGTAATACATCCGTGAGGGGCCCACGGTTAGCCCCTCATCTTTATTACAAAAAGGAACTACTGTGGCATTAATGACGTTTAATACATCGAAGACATTTTCAATGAATATTGAAAACATCGCTCTTAAAAAAAACATTACACATATGGAAGCAGTCCTTGACTACTGCCAACGTAATGACCTTGAACCAGACACAGTGGGTAATCTCATATCCAAAAGTCTCAAAGAGAAAATCGAAGCAAACGCTCGAGATTTAAACTTTCTTCCAAAACAGGCTCAACTTCCCATTTAAATTATGCAACCCATAGATATCTATCTTATGTATTGTGCTATGAAGGCGCACTTTGGTAAGGGTAACTATGACTTTGTGGAATACAAAGGCAAAACTCGCATCAAACGTGAAACCTTTTATAAGCGTAAGGATAGGCACTTCTTTGTGCGTCTCTCACGCAAGTATAAGACAGAGTTAGAAATCAAGAACTACTTCGTGGCCAACTTCATCAAAGACAAGAAAGGTTACATCGCTAACTTCAGTGATGAGAACTATGAGTCATGGAAGTTAAAGCGACAGGGATTCTTTGGCTTGTTTGAGGCAGAGATGACTCCATTGGTTCAATCATTTGAGAACTTGTTTAAGATAGAGAAAAATCAGCATCCCAAATTGATGAAGGAGTTTCTTGGTAGTCGTGTCTCTCTAGAGACGATGGTTATATTGGAAGAATTGGTTAGCTATGAAAAATCTTGGGATAAACAATTAGAGGATGATATTATATGGCCTGAATTAAAAAAACTTATGAATGACTACAAAAGGTTCTTGACAATTGATCGAGAACAGTATAAAATAAAACTATTAAATCTTATAGAGGAGTCCAGTTGATGGATAATAAGACGGTACGAGTAGAAGGGTTCTTTGAGGCACGATGCCAAGAACTAGAACGAGAAGTTAAGGCAACACAGTTCAATAACGCTGAGTTGGATATGAAGAACAAGCAATTGTCTGAGCGAGTTGAGAAACTTGCAAATAGACACCCTACCTGGCCAAAGAGTTATAAGCCACAACGACAGTTTAACTCTAACAGGTAAATGGTTTGCTGGCATAGTTAAACGGTATAACAGTTGATTTGTAATCATCCATTCGAGGTTCGATTCCTTGTGCCAGCACCACACTTTAAGGATATATCATGAAAGTAAGCTTGATATCACATTCCACACCAGATAACCTTATCGGTGTTGATGACGCACAGGAGCTTATCGCATACTGTGCTAGAGTATCAAATCCCGACAATCAGAACAACAAGGAAACCAGTGAGAAATTGATTAAATATCTCATTAAGCACAAGCACTGGTCACCGTTAGAAATGGTATCTGCCTGTCTAGAGATTGAGACAACGCGAGACATTGCACGACAGATACTACGTCATCGCTCGTTCTCGTTTCAAGAGTTCAGCCAACGGTATGCAAACCCCACCAAAACTCTGCCCTTTAAGGCAAGAGAAGCACGTTTACAAGACACCACTAATCGTCAGAACAGTATTCCTTTGGATTTTGACAATGAAGATGAACGCCGATTATTTGAAGACTTTCGTATGAAACAACATGTATTGTGGAGAGAGGCAGAGAAAATATACAATTGGGCAATCGATAAAGGTATTGCAAAGGAACAGGCAAGGGCAGTTCTACCAGAGGGTATGACTGTATCCAGATTGTATATGAATGGCACACTGCGCTCATGGGTTCACTACATTGATCTACGGAGTGCTAATGGTACACAGAAGGAACATCAGGAGATTGCAATTGCCTGTGCTGCTGAGATTGCAAAGATTTTCCCGTTGATGGATGAACTATGAGAGCAGTAGTTCTTGGTAATGGTGAATCACGCAAATGGTTTACTGAGAAATCGTATGAGGTGGATGCTGTCACATGGGGCTGCAATGCAATCTATCGTGATATGCTGGTGGACAACCTTGTAGCAGTTGACTATGGAATGCAACAGGAGATTTACGACTCTGGTTATTGTTTGGAAAATCCAGAATGGCCTGAGCAGGGATGTTGTCATTTTGCAAATTGGAGTATAGTACCATCATCTATTGCTGATATGATGTTTATGGGATTTGATATACCTGATGAGCTAATACATTATAGTAATAAATATACAGAGAATTGCGTAATACAAGGAAAAGACCCTAACACATTGCAAGAGAAGATTAATATAGCAATAAAGTTGAATCCCTGGCTTGATCCTAAAGACCTTGTAATGAAGATGGAAAAAGATGTAGGTGTATGGATTACCTACGTAGAAGAGAATGACATGGTGTGGCCTATTGACTTTCCTGTTGGATGGTCAACGGGTAATACCGCATTGCACCTTGCATGTCAGCAGGGAGCAACAGAGATTTATATAGTAGGGTTTGACCTATCATCATATGATGAACCGTTGAACAACCTATATAAAGGGACAGATAATTATCTGCCCAGTGATGCAAAAGGTTTCAATTCGTTGAATTGGCAGAACCAAATGCAAACTGTTTTTACAGAGTTCAAGGATGTTAAGTTTTCTTGGGTAGATGCCAAAGAGGAATTTATTCAAGAAAATAATCTAAGGTACTTGACTAAAGCAGAGTTTTATGATACAGTGGTAACACTATAAACATACGAAACATATATTTACATAAGGAGATACATATGTCGTTAAGTACACTAAAGAAGTCTAATTCGTTGGATAAACTGCTCGGTGCAGTTCAAATCGAAAACGCGCCCCAAGAAAAGAAGTCCTATGCGGACGAACGCCTTTGGAAGCCTGTGGTAGATAAGACAGGTAACGGTTATGCCGTTATCCGTTTCCTGCCA